GCCATATCAGGTAATAAAATATCGTTAATATCTTTGATATTTAGAGCGATATACATTTTACGATACGCTTCTTTCATATTATGAATTTGCGGAGCACTCTGTGCTAATTGCAACTGTGTCTGCGCTAATATAATTCTTTGCGTAGTGCTAAAGATGTTTGGGTCGCAAACAGGAACAACGTCTACACTGTTGTTAAAGTCCTCTGCAAAAACTGTTTGTTGTGCACCTTGTACTTGATACGGATACTCAGGGGGAAGGTATTGACCGAATAATCTTTTTAAGATTGAAAACTCAGTACGTTGTGCATAATGTAATCGTTTATGGATTGACGATATAACTTTCTGGCCTTTCTCTAACAAAGCAACAGTCGTACCTACAGGAGCTTGACTATTCGCATCCCCTGTTGATTGATCCATAACAGCAGCAAACCGTTGACCAGATTCAACTAAAACACCCATCAACTGAGCTAATGTACCACTCGGCTCTTTATACGGTAACGGTAAAAACGAATCTCTAAGACTACCTCCTGGAGCATCGACATCCCGCCATTCTCCTGGTTGTACAGGATCATCCGCTCGTTGAATATTTAAACCCCTTGATTTAAATCCAGCAGGTAAATTAGATAGCGTTCCTGCATCAATCAACTGTCTGAGGATTGCAGTAGCTGATTTAGTTACACCGCCAATCATATGGATTAAACCAAACCCATAGAACCCTAATCCTGGTAAAAATTTATAATGCGTAAAATATTCAATCTTTTTACGCATCGGATCGTTTTCAATATAGTTTTGTCTAATCGCTAAAACTTTATTGTTATCCTGACAAATCGTTACGATATAAGGCAGTGCTAATCCTGTTGGTTCTCCTGAAGCGTCTGTATGTTCAAACCCTTCGATATCTAATTCAACATGGCACTCTAACAAAGTATATTGTTCAGAGTTACCTGTTCTGCTTACTCCTTCTATCTCGTCTATCTTTTCTTGTACTGCGTTTTCATCTGGGGCATACCCAGGATTCATCATGTCTAGATCACGATAGAAACCGCTAAGTTGTAATTTACGCATATCGTTTTCAGTCATCTTAATAACGTGCGTAATACGAGGAGTAGTGTGTAAATCCGTAGCAGTATACGGAACGACTAAATCTTCAGCTTTGATAAAACGAGAAACGACTCGTCCCATCGCTGGATCAAAATAACATTTCTTAAATGCAGATCCTGCTAAGGGAAGAAAGAACAACATCTGATCCATTTCAGGATCGTATTCTTCCATTTTATACATAAGCTGGTAGTTCATAAAATCCTTTACGCGATTAGCTTGCATCGCTTTCGGATTATTAGAGGCACCAATAACTTTTGTATCTACGGGGCCGTTAGCAGGGAGAAGTTCTTTATAAGCCTGCGCTTGGAAGTGCGTCGCGGCTTCTGCTAGTAACGGATGGAAAACTCCGCTGGCCCCTTCAAAGGGTTCGCTGCGCGGTTCGTTTTCGATACCTAATAGCTCTAAACCATCGCGAAACGTCTCATACCAGTCTTGTCGTGAGGAAACATCATCCTGATACGACGATTCAAGTTCACTAGCTATCTGACCCAGCGTACCCTCATCAATGTACTCGGCTAAATTCTCACCAAACGGAATATTATCTTCCATTGGTAAATCTGCAGGAGACATAACATTGTTATCCTCGTCGAAGAGGACTTCTATGTTTTCATCGTCGCCTGATATTTGGACTTCAGCCATAGATCGCCACCATACTCTTATTTTTTAACAGGGTAAATCAGTAATATACCCGTAATCTTGGGTAATAATCCTCTTCATCTTGATAATCGCTATCTAAACGTAAAAAACCGCCTTGTCTAAACCGCATAAGTGCCAAAGTTGTCGCATCTACGCAATCATCGTTCTCTCCGTTCGGAAAATCTACTATTTCGTCCATTAATTCTTGGGCCCAAGTCGTTTCTGGCACCCAAACACGCCCTTCTTGAAAAATTGCACTGACTGTATTCAATCTAGCAATCTTATCTTGGCCTTTACTAGGCGAAAATGTGTTAATCGGGATACCTTGACGCCGTAATTCTTGCGTTAACGGTATACCTGACGCTTTTGTTTCGATAATTACCGAATCAGGCTCCCAATATTCGTATAATCGCATCGCTTCGCGTTTTAGTTCGGGAAAATCTAGGCGTTCTTTAACGCAATCTAGTAAAACTAAGTGAGCATCTTGACCGTTATAGAGTTCTTCTCCTATTTTCCCCTCTGGATAAAACACTCCCCACGTAGTTATCGCTGTAAAGTCAGATCTTTCGGATTTTAAAAACGCTGTATCGTAACTTTGTATCAAATAATCGCACGTTGGCGGGTCATCAGACTCCCATATATTGAACCATTCTTTAGGAATAATCGAAATACCTTCCCCAGTAGGGCGTTGCATATACTGAGCTGCCCATTTCGACGGCGGTATAGACGATTTTGTAGCTTCAAGTTCTTCTAATTTCCAAAACTCTGGCCATAGTGGGTTGCCTGACGGCATAATTGCAGGGAACTCTATTAGTTCCCACTCGTCGCCACCCTTTTCTTGTGTCATTCGTTTTATTAATTTACCCGTTAAGTCTTTTTTAGACCAACGAGTCATTACGATAACGATAGCACCTCCTGGTTGTAGACGTTGTCGTGGTCCTGTTTGATACCATTCATACGCTTCGTCTAACGCTTTATCAGAAAATGCATCTTGTTCAGAGTGCGGATCGTCAATAATAAACAAATCCGCACCTCTACCCGCGAGAGCACCACCAATACCTGACGCATAATACTCCCCACCTTGGGAAGTAAGCCATTTACCCGCGCTTCGTGAGTCTGCTTTTAGTTGTGTTTTAGGAAATAAATCTGCGTATTCCTCACTTTCGATTAAGTCTCGTACCCGTCTACCGAAATTTATTGCAAGGTCAGCTGTATGGGTTGCTTCAATAATTTTTAATTTAGGTCGTTTACCTAATAAATACGCTGGGAACAAATACGAAGCGAATTCTGACTTCGTATGTCGCGGAGGCATATTAATTATTAATCGTTTCGACTCACCTTCTGCAATTTTATCGAAAGCTTCAGCCATCTTTTTATGGTGAGACCCAGCGATAAACTCTGGCCAAATATTTTTTACAAACTCGTAGAACGTACCAATCGACGTTTCACGTTTTTCGCGTAGTTCTAGTTCTTCAAGGAGTAACGTAAATTCTTTCGCTTCTTGTTTTGATAGATGCGAGAGGTCTACGTTTTTTAATTCATTTAGAGGATTTTTTGTTTGCATTTATATATCGACGGTAAACTTGTGCTGCGCTTGTTTTACCAGCTGCTTTTGCTCTTTGTTCCATCGCTATCGCTGCTTGTATTTTATGAGCCGGTGTTCTTTTAGCTCTTTTTATTTTAGCTACGCTTGCTTGCGCATCTTTGACGGTAGCAAATTTTAATCCGTGGATTGTGCCTTTCGGATCTTCGTCTGTATATAAATCGCTATGTTTTTTACTTTTAGCTGGTTGCCCTTTCTTTCTAGGGATACGTGGGTTTTTAGTTGCCATTTATCTTAATCTTGCATTATTAAGACGTTCCTCAGATATCGGGCCACCTTCAGCCATACCTTGTATTTGATCTCGTGTTGCAGGGATCATCCCCATCGCTGGGTTAGCTTGCATTTGGTTTGCTAGTTGCATACCTACCCCTTGGATCTGTGGGTTAGGGTCTTGCATCATATCCATAATTTGTGGAACACCAAAATAATAAACATCATTAGGTGTTCCTACTGGTCCACCCATAGCTGCCATAATACCTTGTTCCATCGGAGCTTGTTCCATTAACATTTGAAGTAATTCTTCTTCGTCTATTTGTGGAGCCATAGTAGGATCTCCTTCAGGTAACGGAACATCACCCCCTCCGTATTCCATAGCTTTTAACGCTTCAGCTAATCCTGAAACGTCAGTACCCATAATTTCTTCAGGGATAATCTCTGATGCTTCTGCAATATTAGGAGCAGACCCTGTAATTAAGTCACGAAGTTGTTGTTCTTCTCTAGCTCTTTTTTGCGCTTTGCGTTGACGACTAGCCCCGTAAGCTGTTCCAGCGACTGATGTTATAATTGCGATTGCTGCGAATGACATTATTTTAGGTCCTCGAAATTATCTACGACAAACATTTTTTCGAGTTCAGGGACATCTTGAATGTTTTCTGGATTCGGATGGATTGTAAGTATCGTAGTGTTTTCTAAAAAATACAACGCTCTTTTTGTCATGGGGGGAGTAACCATAATCGCAAAATCTTTATAAACATCAATCTGATCTTGTTCTTGTGTAGTAGAAACTACTCGGCAATGTCCTGCACATAACACGGTTATGTGTTCGTGTTTATGGATTTGGCTAGTTACCATAGAGTTTTTTACCCCATAGTATGCTCGGACATACATACCCTCTGCAAAGTGATGAGTGTTTATATATGGGGTAGGTTGATCGGGGTTAGCTTTAGCTAATCCTCTCATGACTTCTTCAATAGAATTAATCTGCGCTTTACGCTGATCAACTAGAGCAGTGGTCATTTATAACTTTTGCCGTAATAACCTTTAGCGAGACTTAATGCACCACCCATAGCTTTCCTAGCAGTAGTAGCAGCTTGTTTAAAATTTTCTTTCGTAGGTGCACCTTTAGCTCCTGGTTTACGCATCGTTTCACCAGAACCAGCTTGTATCCGTTTACGTTTTGCATTGATATTAGCATATAACCCTGGACGTCCACCCGTAGCCATCATATCCCCATCACGTTTAGCTTTCCTGATAATATCCCGTTGAGCACGTAACGCTTTTTCTAACGCTTCGGGTGAATCCATATAGTCATCCCGAGCTTCTTGTACTAAATCATCAAACCCTTCGCGCCCTGTTTTAGGTTTTTCTAAATCTCCGTAAATTTTACTTAAACTTTCTTTGATCTTTTTCGGGTCCATCGAATCACCTAACATATCAAACAAACTCCCTAACCCTTTAACTTTACCCGCTGGACTAGGCATTGCCATCCCTAAAGCCATAGCTACATCATCGCCAATTTTTTCTGATAATCCTGGGGTATTACTTAATCGTACTGAGATACTTGATTCGTCAACAGGTCCAGACATATCGCGAATCTGTTCCATAGTTAACGTATCTTTGTTCGTGTTTTGTAGGGCACGTATTAACATTGGAAGATTATCCATAATATCTTCGCCGAGCATCATATCACCAGCCCCACGTAATAAAGACATAAGCCCACTACCTTGGCTTAATTCTTCATCATAAATTTCTTGCATTTCGTTTTTAGGAGGAATATATCTTAAAGGAGATTTTTTCGGTCCCTCGTAAGCATCCTCCATAATTCTCATCAACTCGCGATCCCGTTGTACTTCTTCACTAGGAGGGATATATCTTAGCGGTGACTTTTTTTGTTCTTCCATTACGATCCCTTTTTCCATTTCTTTGACGGCGATTTAGTTTTACTAGGACTCCATTTAACTTTGTTTGCCCAGTATGCTGGTGACATCTTACCACGTTTTATATTTTTCGCATGGCGAGATTTAAACGCTTTTCGTTGTCCTTCAGTTTGATTTGTTTTTACACCTTGTTGCCCAAAGCGGATAGTTTTTATTTTATCCCCTTCTTTTGCAACAACGATATGTGATTTCGTAGGATGGTTAGGCGTGCGCTTAGGTTTATTATAACCACTTACCCCTGCTCTTTCGAGGCGTGAATCTTTTTTCTTACGTTCGGCCATTATAGTGTTTATGCACCTCACGCAAAAATAATGAAGTGTTTTCGTTATAGAGACTTAGTTCCGTATATTTATCGTCCGTTGCCATAAACCGCAACTGTTGTAAAACATTTGCACGTGTTACTTCTTGTGGCGTTTGTCCGTAAT